ACCGCCTTCATCGTGTCCAGCAAGCATTCCACCTAGCATCACAAAGTCAGCACCGGCAGCAAAAGCCTTTGCCACATCACCAGGACAAGTACAACCGCCGTCAGCAATAATATGTCCTCCCAGCCCATGCGCCGCATCAGCACACTCAATAACCGCACTAAGTTGGGGATAGCCCACCCCAGTTTGTATGCGAGTCGTACAAACCGACCCTGGCCCGATTCCGACTTTGACGATGTCTGCTCCATTTAGTATTAACTCCTGTGTTTGATCTGCTGTAACAACGTTGCCAGCAATGATCACAATATCAGGATACAGCGTTCTAAATTCTTTGACATATTCTATAAAACGCTGACTGTATCCATTGGCAACATCAATACAAACGTATTTAAGATGATTACCAACTTGTTCATACACTGTGCAAAACTTGTCTTGATCTTCTTGTTTAATACCAATACTCATAGCAACATTGTCTGTGCGTGTAGGCATGTCACTGTCAAAGTAATCTATCAATTCTTGCACACTGTATGTTTTTACAAGACAAGTAAAAATACCATTTTCTGCTAGTTTGTCTGCCATAGCAAAAGTACCAACACCATCCATGTTGCTAGCCATAATTGGAATGCCTTCGTAATTTTGACCATGTGCAAATGTAAATGTACGCTCCATGCGTACTTCTTTGCGTGAACCCAAAGTACTACGCTTTGGACGGATCAAGACATCACTGTAGTCCAACTTTGTTTCATCTTCAATTCTCATTTAAACCTCTTCAATATCAAGAGAAAGTGGAAATCCTGCTGTGCGACTTATCATAGTGCTTTCGGCTACTTTTTGCTCAGCTATTTCGTAGTAGTATACACCGGCAGTTCCTTTGCCCTCATTGTGAACTTGCAATGTAATATTTTGTGCTTGTTCGTCATTGTGACCAAATATATTTTTAAGCAATTCAATCACAAACTCGATAGGTGTAGTGTTGTCATTGTGAAGCACGACTCTAAATTTATTAGGTCGTTGATAAACAATATTCATATCATTGTTTGTGGTTGTGTGTGTTGCTTCCATACTAGTATTTATCGTAAATCATGGGGGGATTTCTCCCCCCACTTTATTTTATTTTATTTCAATAGTACGTGGTTTTTTCTCTTCTGGAATAATACGTTCTAGTTCGATAAACAACATACCATTTTCCATACGTGAACCATTAACCACAACATCATCTGCTAGTGTAAAGTTACGTTTGAACTTACGCTGACTGATGCCTTTGTGGATCCATGTCCAGCCTGGTTGTTCAACTTCGCCTTCTGGATTGTGTTCAATTGTAAGTACACCTTCTGCTACAGTGATTTCCAAATCTTCTTTGGCAATACCTGCTAGTGCAATTTCAATTTGAAACTTGTCACCATCACGAACAATGTTGTAAGGTGGATAACCTGTGCTATTGGCATTGTGTTGTACATATTTGAACATATCGTCAAATACTCTATCAAAGCCTACTGCATAAGGGGTGAGTTTGTTAATGTCTAATGTAGTTAATCTGTTCATAGCTTCTCTCCTTACGCTTTCAATGCCGCTGTATATGCGGTTGTCATTGATTCTGTTGCGTTTGCCCAAGTTTTAGCAAATTCAGTATTTGCTTCAGCCATAGCTTTAACAGGCTTTGTGTACTGTTCACTTGGATCAATTGTGTTTAGGAAAGTTTTTGTTTGTGTGTGGATTTGATCCACAAGGTTATTAAAATATTGTGCTTGCATGTCAATCTCCTTTTAAGCAAGATTTATATACGTAGACCCTATTGGCATCTACAAGTTTATTTATCTAGGGACTAACCGTGGTCCCTAACGTGCGTATTACGGCGCAACCCTTCTCTCTGTTTTTCTAGTCGTCCCACTATAATTCTTGTCTAGTGAGTCTCCTTTCTTGTTACAGTTCGGATCAAAGCGTTCAATACATAACGCTTTAATATACACACTCACTTGCGGTTTTTCAACTCTTGTCCTATGCACAGGAAAGCAGGTGCATCTACTCTGGTGTGTATATTAAAACACTATAATATTTGATAGGTGGGACTAAGGATTACCCACAAGCGCCAGCACAGATCCTGTCCATATCCAGCGAAGCCTAGCATTGGATAGTTACTTCCAAAATCTGCATCTTCCTGTCTCCAGGCTCATGCAGTGCCACTACAGCTACTAGCCAAGTTACTGCCTCTGTAAGCAGCGTTTCCTTGCACTATCTAACTCAGACCGTCGTCTTTGTTATGCTTTTAATATAGTATTTGTTGACACAAATGTCAACCTTTTTTACCAATTTTCTTTATTTTTTTCAACAGTTTTTAACCAACGTTTTCTAGCTTGTGCTTTCTCACGTTTTTTCTTAGCACTTGGTTTTTCGTAATATTCTTTAGATCTTAGATCTTTTATAACGCCTTCTTGATTTACTAATTTTTTAAGTTTGCGTAAAGCACGACCTACATCATTATTACGAACTTCTACATAAAGTCCTTGTTTTTCAGTTCTATCTCTGCTCATTCTTTCCTCGTTAGTACACCGATTAATCGGTTTCCATTTAGATTTGGCTTGCTTTCCCAGTCAGTATTTTCTAGACTTTCAGTAATACGATCAATTATCGCAAACCCTTGTTGTTTATTGGCATTTTCTCTGCCTTTATATCGTATTACACATTTTACTTTGTTGCCTTTGCTTAAAAACTTTTCAATGTTTTTGAGTTTTATGTCAAAATCATGATCACCAATTCCCAATCTAAACTGAACTTCTTTGATTACAATTTGATTTTCACGCTGTTTTTTAGCTGCTTCTTTTTCACGTCTTTTTTGTTCGTAGAAATATTTATTAGCATCTAATAGTTTAGCTACCGGCGGATCGCTTTTTTCACTTATTACTACTAGGTCTGTTTGGTGTTGTTTAGCTAATTCCAATGCCTGGTCTAAACTAACAATTCCAAATTGTTGATCTTCTCCGACTACTCTCAGTGTATTGTGCTGTATATTTTCGTTTATAGGTTGCTTAGGTGCAACTTTTTGAAATCTACGCATCAAGTACACTCTCTAGTACCATATCGCTGTATTCGTCGATGCTGTCTACAATAGTAAATTTTTTATTTTGTATTGTCATGCTGTTTAACAGTTTTACTAGTCCTTTCTTTTTGTTACGCTGATTTATAAAAATAGTTGTTTTGCTACTCAATAAAATTAGTGCAAGGCTAAGTTCGTTAACATCATCCAAATCTACATAAACTGTGTCGCTAAATCTAACCATACTTATTACCCAAGCACTATTAGACTCTGTTACCTTGCCATTTGGATGATACAGTGTAACACTGACATTTTTAAAAATATTTTCATACAATAATTCAATTTTTTGTACAAAGTCAGCACTACTACTTATTACTGTTATAATAGGCCCGCTTTCTGGCAACATCATATCAGGCGGAGTTACTGTGTATATTGCGTTTTCCCTCATTGGGTTTATTCGTTGTCCTTTGATCTGATTCTTATACTTTTAATTGTTTTACCTGTGCCGGCTAATCTACCATCAGGTGAATAAAGTTTCATATTATGACGCTGACTTAATTCTTGTGCATCAAGTTCTTCGTCAGCTCTTGTATCAGTATAAGGGTCATATGGTGTTTTGTCAACTTCTTTTTCCAGTTCCTTGGCAACTTCCTCAAGCACTTCTGGATCTGCTTTTTCTAGTAGTTGTTCAATATCAGCATCTGATGCTTCTACTTCATCAATGCTACCATCATCTGTTACGCCTGTTTGTTCTTCTTCAATTGGTTCAACAACAGGTTCAGGCTTTTTTGCCCGAGGTTTTCGATTCCATTCAAATGTATACTGTGCTGCTATCAACAACATAACTGCTAGTGGATCAAACACAAATATAATTGTAAGTATAACCCAACGAACTGCTTCTTCTAGTATGTCTCTGTCAGCTTCTCCATACACAAATTCTGCAATGTATTTTACAGGTCCCACCTCTGCTTCTAGTTTACGTGCTTCAGCTTCTAGTTTGAACTTTTCTTCGATAATACGATCTATTTCGTTGTTTGCCGCTTTAATACGGGTATTTTGCTCGTCTATTAATGTATCCAAATCAGCATTTTCACCCACTTGTATTTGAGCTCTAAGTTTTTCAATCACTGCTTGAGCATTAGCAATTTCGTCTTCTGCAACTGCACGTATTCTAGCAATCTCTGCTCTGGCTGTTTCAATTCTCGGATCTTCTTGATTGCGCAATTCAGTAATAGTTGTTTGTGCAATTTTTCTTGCTTCTCTGTTAGCAGGAATATCTGTGTTTAATACACTGTCAATTTTTGATTGTATACCAGCTCGTTGACTTTCTAATCCACTTGCTGCATCACTACGAATGCGATCAATGGTATCTAATAATGCTTGCTTGCGTTCGTCGATGCGCTGTGTTTGTGTACCACGCAGGTCTTTTACTAGTTCAGTAAGTCTAGCACGTTCTGTATCTACAGCATCTTGAGCTCTAGTGCGCAATTCAACTTCTTGTGCTTGCAATTGTTGAATGCGAGCTTGTTGAGCTTCTACCCACGTTGCTAGAGCTCTGCGTGTATTGCTACCAAACAGTCCGTCACTGGTTACACCAATAACTGCTTGACCTTCTTTGATCTTGTCACGCTCTGTACTTTGCAATTTGTTTGTGGTTACAACAATTAATTCTTCAGTTGCACGTATTTGTTCTAGTATAGGATCAACTGCACTTGTATCTGCTTCTACACCACTGATACGCTGTTCGTATTCGTTTGCTTGTGTGTTAATACGTTCTAAATCTACATCTAACTGTGCAATTTGATCTCTATATGGCTGTACTTGTTGTTCAACACTGGCAACACTAGCATTTGCAAGTTCTGCTCTATACTCTTCAACTAAACCATTTAATCTAGTTAATTCGGTGTCCAAACTGATAATTTCATCTTCATAAACTGCAACACGATTTGCTAGTGCTGTTTCTTGTGCAGTGATAATAGCTTGTTGTTCATCAATGCTAGGTTGACGCCTTGTGTATGCACTGTCAATGCGTTCTTGTTCTCTGTCAATTTTATCTTGAATTCCCACATCTTGTTTGTCAGCATCTGTTTCGCCTTTGGCAATACGCTGTTCTGCCCTAGCAATTATTTCTTGCTGACGAACAATTTCTTCTTCCATGCGTTCAAGTTGTGCCACTTGTTCCTGTGCGGCACTGGTTTGTTCAATGTGTGCTTTTGATAGGAAACCAAAAATACCCATGCTGGTAATAAACATGAGTACTACCACTGCAACACTGAGATATGTTCTCATCCACCATGCAGCCTTACTCCAATATCTGTGAAGCCATACAGCGGTAACCAATTTACCAATTTCTAATACACCACCCATGATAATAATTGGTATAGCAGCGGCGGCAAAAATTGCAACCAACCCAGCTACACTGTAGTAAATTGCCACGGCACTGATACACAGTGCAATAAACATTGTTAGTATTCCAAAAAGCATACGCTTAGTCTCCAAACCTTTCAGCAAAACCTTCATTTATCATAATACTGGAAACATCTAATAGTTTTCCTGTATTATCTACAATTGAAAGTTTTCCCATAATACGTCCTGCTTTACCTCTTTTGTTTAAAATGGTTTCACAAATAAATTCAGACCCTAATAGTTCTGTTAGTCGATTTTTACTTGCTAGAGCCTGAGCTTTTTCAGCGTCGTCCAAACTTCTAATGTCTCGGACGTTTGCTCCATATAATTTAATTCGTTGTCTGATAGTCACATTGAACCCCAAGTCAATGATTGCATCAACTGTGTTGCCGTCTATCACTCTTATTGTATTGCATTGATATGTGTACATCTTGCAAAATCCTTTGTCTTATATACTATTTATCGGATTTCGCACTATTTTGTTGCTGATCTGCAAGCCATGCATTGGCTTGTCTATTGCGTGTTGGAGTGTTTACCCATGATCTGATATCTTTGTAAATTTCATCAAAACTTTTTCCACGCTCTGGATCTTCTAGTCCACCGCTGTTGTCAACTACATAAAAATTCTTATTACCAAAAACTTGTTGGAATCCCATAATGTTGTCTTGTACTTGAGCCCACATTTTGCTCACAACATTGTCGGGTAATCTTCTGTCTCTCATTTTATTACGTTGTTGTGCAACCTCTTCACTGGTGTTCACAAACAACATAACAGTTTCGTAACCAATATCTCTGAGCAAATCACTTTGCTTTTGTACTTTACCAACATCTTTACCAGTACCATCAATAACAAGACCAAGACGACCATCAATGTATCCTGCTTGCCGTGACATGGTTAATTCTTTGGCACGATTGCGTACTTCTTGACCTTTGTCACTGTAAACTTGATCCGGATCACTTAAATCTAAGTCATCTTTTTTAGCTAGATATTCATATATGTCATCGCTGTTTACAGTTTTTAATCCGTATCCACTCAAAAGTTTACCGGCAACGTAGCTTTTGCCACTGCCGGGTCCTCCTGCTAGGAATACTGCTTTAAAAATGTGAGGATCGTTAGGACCCTCACTCAAGTTTGTTGATATAATTTCGTTTACTAGCATACAATTATTTATGCTAATCCCATCGATAAAACTTGTGTACTCCTATTGTGCCTACAAATGTCATGTCTCGAGCCCAATTGGGTTTTACATAATTGGCATGATAGTGTGTAGCACCTTCTGTAAGTCCTCGAAACTCTTCGAACTTCATAATGCGCCAAGCAAGTGTTTGTGCTGCTATCCAAGAATCTTCGTCTTTGGGTACATCAGCTTTACCATCACAATACCAACTAAATTGACAACGATTTCGAATCATCTTGCCATTGGCATCTTGTTTGCCTTGTTTGACTACTTCACACACTGTATTAGGATAGCGACTGTCACGCACACGATTTAATACAACATCACTTACACCAATTTGATCTGCTAAACTACTACCACGTGCTTCGTAGTAGATGTTTAGTGCCATACAGTATGTTTCAGGGAATGTTTCTTCGCTGTAGCCCGCAAACTCTTGATTAGCTGAGCTAACGCTGGTTGTCATCATAATTGCAATGATGCTCAATAGAAGTCGTTTCATTTTCTGCCTCAATTTGTTTATAGTTCACCAAGACTGAGCTGTTCTTTAATTTTGCCATTCTCGTCGATTAATTGAACAAGCCCGTCTTTAATTTTACCACGTTGCACCAAATATGTTTTTTGTTTGATTTGACTGTTCATGTGCTTTACTGCCTGTTGCTTTGTACTGAACAAGTCACAAGTTTTTGTTTGGATACCACCGTGATTGTTATAAAACACAGTTTCAACTTCGTAGGTACTCATTGTATTACACTCCTTTGTAAACAATATAGTACTGTTGACTGCGTTTGTCAAGAACATTCAACAGGCGCAGTAGCTTCAAACTCTGCAACCATGTCTTTTTTCTTGAGCAAGAGTTTTTCCAAACTCCAAAGTGCCGCATATTTTTCATCGCTAGCACCTTCTTGAAATGCAATAAGAGCATTTTCAATTACATCGATATCTTCTAAAACGTCTACCATCTTTGGTCTCCTAATTAAAGTCTGCAGGACGAAGCTCAACAGCTTCTTCTAGTTCAGCATACATGGTATACAGGTGTGCTGTCAACTGTTTTTTTACACTGTTTTGAAGTGGCATGCTCATAATGAGTTCATCTACTTCGTCTAGTTTGCTGTCAATAGATTCAAGTGTTTCTTGGATACTCATTAGTTTAAATCACACTCCCAATTGTTTCCATTGAACGTTGCTTTAAGAGCACCAAGTGGAAAGTCCTCATGCTCAAACAACATGTAAGGTGCACCGTCATAGTCCATTTTCATAGTTACAACATTAACCTCGTCTAAGCCTATTTCACGCTCTCCGGGTACTGCACTGTTGAAAATTCTAATCATTTGCAACTCCTTTTTTAAAGTTGTTCACATACTGCATGACCTTCTGACAGGTCAACTACAACAACAGTTTCCTGCACAGGGTACTGCGTGATAAAATCTGACGCTGCTTGGAGGCTGGTGAAAAAGAATGACTGTTGACGGTCAAAATCTACTACTGCAAACATAAGTAACTCCTTTGTCTAACTTACACATACAATATAGCATCAAGACGTCTTACTGTCAAGAAAAAAGTGCAAGAAAGAATCCTGCACTTTCAATAGCTTATAATTTTTCTTTAAGAAAAATCAATGTCTGGATATTTTTCCTTTAGACGAGCACGGTGTGTTGCCATATCAATCATGCAATACATAGCACCCAATACAAAGTATAGTGTCAGACCACCGAACATAGAACTGTTAAGATCCCATTCCATAATGTAACGGAAAAATGCCATACATGCTACCAATGCAGTAGCACTGACGGCAAGAATCTTTGTAGCATTAAATGCAATCTTACCAAATTCAATTGCGGTTTGTTTATAAAGTGTGTTACTCATTTGAGGTTTCCTTTTCTTGCTGAGTAGTTAGGTGGGCATCATTGCCCGGTTAAATTATCCTCCCTAAGTACTGCTCCCGTATTATACTGCCTCAAAGCCAAACATGGCTACTTTATATTTTTTATTGCCAACCAACATATAGTCACCCATTGATGTTGACCGGAGACCCATTCCACCTTCGTGCAACGGTGCCATTACTGTAACAGCGTCATTGTAGTCGCCGTTAGCTTCTCCATTTTCAAAAAATTTCTCTTTGCGGCTCCATGAGCCCATCACGTTGTTTGTCCAACGATATGCATAGTTCATAGCTTCTTCGTCACTTGTACCATCTGGCACATCAACAAATGCTACTGTGTTAGGTGTATCTTCAAACGCTGAATGAATAACTGCTACTTGCATATCTAAGTTCCTTTTTTCTCAACTTACATATATACTTTACACTCAAGACGTCTTGCTGTCAACCTTTTTCTGTATCTTTTTCTAAAATAATTGTAGTTTTTTCTGTAACAGGTTCAAACTCAGCCTGCATGTTGTCAGTGATAGTAAAATCTGTGCCTGCAGTAAGCATTTGAATTTGCCATCTCTTGGTATCTTTGAATACCAAATTAATTTGAACTGTTCCGTCTATACATTTTACTAGCATAAATTACCTTCTAGTCATTCATTATGGGTTCATCGTCGGTTGATATGTATGTAAGGGGCTTTCCTTCTTTGCCTGTGCTCATACATTTTTCACTGCAATACCATACAATTCCATTCACTGTGTGTCCACACCATGTGTCTATCGCCTGATGATTACCGTTTTCTGTTGGTACAAATAATAGGTGATGTTTTTTACATATATTCATTTGTGTAACACATAAGTCATTTGTAGTTGTGGTTCTGGACGTCTGAATTGCACATATTCATTATATTCATGTGTAAACCCTAGTTTTTCTGTAGCACGTTGATTGCGAGGATTATCTGGAGATATGTGTATGTGTATTTTGTCAACATGCTCAAATGCATGATTGATTAACATATATCTAAATTCACGATTGTACTTACCACCCCAGTATTCTCTTGCAAGAAAAGTACTCCCCATAAACAATCTATTGTCTGACATATAGTAGTATTTTGTAGTACCTATTATTTTTTTGCCATCTAAGATTGCTAGTGCATCTGTGTTTATAAGATAATCAAACCATTTTTTAAAAACTTCTGGTTGCCATCTATTTTTTGCAGGCATTCCTGACCAAATATCAGGATCTTTTGCCGCATCGTATAAGCCATCAAAATCTTCTGATGCAAGTGGTCTGATGTTTACTAACGAAGAACTAAGAATCGGAAGAAGATTTAGTGTCATCTATAATAATCTCATAATCACCATCATACAGTATATCTAAATCGTTAGATGTAGTTACAGTATAAGGCTGATCAGGGTCAAATAGTTTGATATCAGTAAGCAAGTTTCGAATTGCTTCGTCTGACCAATTGTGTTCTAATTCTGTTGAAATACCGCCTTCGAACTGTTTCCAACTATAGTAGTTGCTTACTTCTATCGGATCGCAAGGATCGTAACCTTCACTGATAATATCTTTTAACAGTGCTTTATCTTTTATACCACTTTTTCTAACAGCACGTTCAACCTGAAAATCAATCACATTTGTCATCAATCGCACTCCGGAAACTTGTGTTTTACAACTTGTTCAATTGGTTGAAAATGTCCATTCATATGTTCTGCTACATATGCTCGGGGTTCTTCAGTTCCCCAACGAAATATGGCTAGCTTTGCCATATTAAAAATTTCTCTTTTGTTGCTGTTGATTAGTGTATCCTTGGGATCATCATCTCCAGCTTCTTCTAAATATCGCAATGCATATGTTGCAATATCTTCTACGCTTAATGGGACCTCTACCTTTGCCAGTATTCTTCTTCCATTGCCAGTGTCTTTAGACCTCATTCTTTTAGCCTCTCTTTTGCCTATAGTTTAATATTCGATGTGCCATGACATCTCTCCATAATTTCTTACTAAGTAAGAGTTTATGGCAAGACGACTCGAATGTCAACAAAAAAGATTCAAAAAAATACATTTTTTTGTTGACACAGTATTTATACTTCTAAATATGTGATTCTTACATCCCAACTAACATTAGCTGTTGCATCGCCTTTAACTTTAAATTTAAGACCATTGTCTATTTCAGCACTAAAGTTCCAACCAGTGTAAGTTACAGTCCAGTTAGCATTTTGATCTGGACTTAGTTCACCTGAAGCCACGTTAGTATTAGCTTGGTATATGTTACCGTCATATTCAACACTATCATTGGTTATATATGCAGTTAACGGATCCCATATAGCTTGCACTGTGTCTGTTGTAGTGCGTTGATAGTCTGTTTTCATCACAGTGTTACTCACAATACTAGTAGTTCCGGTTTGATTGTCTGCTAGTCCTTCAATCTTAAATGCTTGTACTTGACCTGTGGTTGCACGACCAATAGCATAAGCAGTGAAAAACCAAGTTTTCCCACTAGCTGGTTCTGGATAAACTCCGTTAACTTGAATTGCTGTTGCACCACTTCCTGTAGTTGTGACTTGTGTTTTCTTTACATTTGGATCTCCGCTGAGATCGATTGTATCTGCATTTTGTGTAATTACAACACTGCTATCGCTGCTAGTCAGTGTTCTAAATTCAAAATTATTTGCTGTACGTTGTTTGAATACTTGATTAGCACCACCTACATTGCTACTTGTAATAGTATCAGTAATTGTAAGATCATCTGCATTTTGTGTAATACTAATGCCACCGGCATTTACAAGTGATCTAAATTCTAAATCACTTCCGCTAGCTTGTTTGAATACACCGCTGCCTGTTCCAACATTGCTAGCACTTGAAATTGATCCACTACCGCCGCCGCTAGCAATATTACGCCAAGTGTTTGTATCTCCGTAATATGCTTCGATATTGTGTGTATCTGTGTTATAGCGTATTTCGCCAATTTCTGTGTTTGGCCGCTGTGCAGTTGTACCAGCTGGTATTCTAATAGCTGCTGTTCCTGGTATTCTAGTATTTTCTTCTAGTTCAACTCTAATGTTACCGCCAGCGCCGTCACCATTGATTACACGAGTTTCTCCTGCTTTACCTTCAACTTGCCTTGCTCTACTAACACCTGCATCTTTAACAATAACACCACTGCCACTTTCTACATTTAAGTTGTTTAAAAAGTCAAACAATGTGCTAGTTGCTTGCTGATAATCTGCTAGTGTTCCTGTGTTAAAACCTCCTGTATCTTTACGAGTGAAGATTGTTAAAATATCAGTTCTAATTACAATGTCGTCTGTGTTTGCATTTAGTGCAAGTTGTGCTTGTTCACTACTTACTAGATACAGTGTATTACCTGTGTTATTAAAGTTATTAATTACTGTGGTACCACTAACTGACACATTATCACTTACTTGACTAGCTGTGTCAGTGATTAGCCCGCCTGCTCGATAACCCGGACTGTTAGGTATAGTTGGTGTATTTCCTTGACTTTTTTCTTGTTCCCTTTGTTCAAACTCTTGTGTATAACCTATTATGTTACCACAATAGTCATAAACCGGAATTTGACTTTCAATCGTTGGTGTTGGATTATCGGCTGCACGTAACAAGTTTAGCATTTCGTCATCTAGTAACAGATGAAAAATGTTAGGATATTCTATTACTTCTCCACTAACAATGCGATTATTATTAGCATCGTACTGATGACCTGTGGTATTGTCTTTTCCACTTCCTAAACTATACTGCACAGGATAAGCTGCAAGCCTGTCGTATAAACTTTTTAATTGTGTTGAAATTCTGCTATTACCACTAATAGGTCCTGATCCTGGATTGTGCAACACACCAATTTCACTATTACATCCGCTGTCCGGTGTTGCAAATTGGCTACCACCAGGTGAATAAGAACCAATAATATTGTTTTCAAAATCTACTAAGCTAGTAATTCTATCTGTAATACCCTTAACATCGTTTACAATTCTATCAATTTCGCTTTGTATTAACGACCCACTTGTTATTGCATCAATTTGATTGGCAATATTTCCTAGTACGCCGCCGTTGAATACACTGGCATTAAATCCGCCATTGGTACTAATACATGCACAAACATTACCAGGATCCATACTACCAATGTCATTAGCAAGTTGTTTACCTGCTCCTAAGAAACTGCCCATTGCACGTTCCAACATATTAGGAATAGCAATTGGATCTACAGGAGCACTACAGAAGTTGATAAGATTAGCAACGTTCTGAGCTTCTCCTAACACCATGTTTAATCTTCCTAAAACATTGTCTATTTTAGTATGATCCATAAATTGCTCTACGCCGCCTAACAATTGATTTAGTGCATCTGCAATCTCACCTTGTATGTTTGGAATTTTTAATAACTCTTGAATGTTAGCATGCAAACACAGTTGCACATTTGGTAATTTCATACCATTGCCACTCAGTACTTGACATAAGATTTCTCTGAGTGTGAAACTGTATTGTGCTTGACTAGTAACTCTCAGTGCATCAGCGCCAGCAGCAATAGTACCACTGATATGATGCTGAGCATCTAAATAGTCGTTTGCATTTTGCAAACCTTGTTTAAAATCTCTAAAACTCATGGATTATTGTTCCCACCGGCACGTACATCAGGACTTGCTGTTTTGGCTCTTGGATTACAGTGACTATCTCCTGGACATTTGCTATCTGGATTAGCAGGATCTCTTATCAATATCACAGGAATTGCCATAGCTCTAACACTGCCCACTGTGTCAGTGGCTATCAGACTACCGCCTTTATCAGTGTTGGGATCACCATCGATACTAATACGTCTACTGTTTACCCTTACATCAGGACAAACAGTTATCGTTGTTGCTCCGCAATCTCTAAAATCAAATTCTCTGTGTACCCATCTTGCCATGCAAGTATTTATTAGAGTTTAAGACCCTCAAGACTGCTAGCCGGAGCAATGCCGCTGGTACTTTGAATATATCCGTCGCTCAGTCCCTTGTTGGGTCGAGCAGTAGCAACTATTTGAGAACCTTTTATACTGATTGGTTCACTGCTACCTGTATCAATACTCATTAGCCAAGGAATAAGCATGGCTTGTCCGTTTTGTGGATTGAGTGTAAGCACTGTGGGTTTTACTAGTTTAAGATCATCTGCACTTGAGCTATCAAATCTACCAACTATTTCTTCGCCTGTGCTCAATTTAACTGTAACAGTGTCTCCTTTACTAAAGTTTGAAATCACTAACATCTACAACTTCTCCTATGAGTTCTTTTACTGTATTTGGATTCATACGAACAAGTGCTTGCCCGCCACCGGCTACCAGTAGTTTTCCGTTGTGATAAATCTGTGGCATAGTTCTATGCCCTTCATTTAGTAAAAACTCACGAGCTTCGGGATTGGTATCCACTCTAATTTCTTCGTATTCAATTTCGTTTTTTGTCAAGTAATGCTTTGCCATTTCACAATAAGGACACAATGGTTTGCTGTACAATGTGATCATAGTTTAATGCCCTGGAATGTACTACCATTTACATCCTGTTTTGTACCGCCAATAACATAGCTTGATATTTCTGTTTCTTGTGGAGCAACCTGTACTTCTGCACCAGCAATCCATTTTTGTGTCCAAGGCAAAGGATTGCTGCCGCCTTTGTATGGGCTAGGCAATCCAATAGCAGTCATACGTTTGTTGGCAGTCCACTCCACATATTCATTTAGCAGTTGTGTGTTAAGTCCAATCATGCTGCCATCTTTGAACAAATATTCTGCCCATGCTTTTTCTTGATCCACAGCATCAATGAACAATTGTATCATTTCGTCTTTGGTTTCTTCAGCAATTTTTGCAAAGTCCGGATCATCCTTAGGCATGAGTTTTAGCAGTGTTTGTGTGCTACCTAAGTGTACGTTTTCATCACGACAAATCAATTTGATAATCTTGGCATTGCCTTCCATCTTTTTAAGTTCAGCAAACGCCCAACTACAAGCAAATGAAACGTAAAAACGAACACCTTCTAAGATGTTTACACTTACCATAGCTTTGTAAATTAACTTTTTAAGTTCGTACAAATCAACTGTGATCTTTTTACCATTTACAGTGTGCGTACCTTCACCCAATAGATTATACCATTGACCCATTTCAATGAGATCGTCATAGTGTTTACTAATATCGCTTGCACAATCAACAATTTCTTGAATGTCCATCATTTCATCAAAAACAACACTAGGATTACTGTATACGTTGCGAATAATATGTGTGTAACTGCGACTGTGAATAGTTTCATTAAATGTCCAAGTTGTTACCCAGTTTTCTAATTCAGGTAAACTTACTAGTGGATTGAAACTGTCTGCAGGTGCACGACCTTGTACACTGTCCAGCAAGATTTGTCTTTTGAGATTGCTTGTGAAAATGTGCTTTTCGTGTTCAGTTAGCTTCTTAAAATCTGCTGCATCTTTTAATACATCTACTTCTTCTGGACGCCAAAAGAAACCCAACTGTTTGTCAGTTAGTTTGTCAAACTGTTTATACTTCAACGTATCGTAACGTTGAATATCTACACCACCGTTTGGATCTAAAAACATCAAACTTTCTAGGTGCTTGTTTCTTTGGTTTGCATTTAGTACACTCATCTTATTTCCTTATATTACACAGCTTTCGCAATCTTCTTCTTCAATTTGATAATCTTCGTTGATTTCTATATTAGCAGGTTCGTTTAGTTTGTCAACATCAATCTCACCTTGTCCGTCGTATGTGTTAAAGTAATACAATTGCTTACCACCATACTTGTAAAAGATCATCAAGTGTTTTAGCATTTCGCTCATGCTGATCTTTTCATCCTCATAAAACGTAGGATTATAGCTTGTGTTCACACTAATGCCTTGGTCGATATATTTTTGTAGTATTGCCATAATACTCATATAACCTTCTGGGCTACGTTGATCCCATAGCAATTCGTACTTGTTTTTGAGATGATGAATGCCAGGCACAACTTGTTTAAGCACACCATGTTTACTTTGTTTAACACTTACTAAACTGCGTGGAGGTTCAATGCCATTTGTAGCATTTGAAATCTGTGCGCTTGTTTCTGCTGGCATTAATGCCATTAGTGTGCTGTTGCGAATACCTGTTTCACGCAGTTGTTGACGCAGTTCATTCCACGGCATACGCTCTTGATGAGGTACTAATTCATCTACATCTTGTTTGTATGTTTGATTGGGCGTAATACCGTCGCTGTATTTTGTTTGATCATTCCACAAACAAGCGCCTTGTTCTGCTGCCAGGTCTGCACTGGCTTTGATTAGATAGTAACTCCAAGCTTCTGCAAACTCGTCAATTTTTGCCAAATCAGGATTGCTGTATGTCATGTCATTTTTAGCCATCCAATATGCTAGATTAATAATGCCAACACCCAATGGACGTCTACCCATTGTAGCATTGTATGCTGCTTTGACTGGATAGTTTTGATAACTTAATAGTGCATCTAATCCTCTGATTGCAAGTGTACAAGGCTTTTCAAAATCCTGTGGTGTTTTGATATTGCCCCAATTGATAGCACTCAATGTACACAGTGCAATTTCGCCTTGTTCATCATTAAAATCATTGAGAGGTTTTGTAGGCAAATCGATTTCTGCACACAAGTTGCTTTGACGTATTGGCGCAATGTCTTGTTTAAACGAACTGTGGGTATTAGCATTATCTACATTTTGTAAATAAATGCGTCCTGTATTTTTGCGTTCTTCCATAAACTGACTGAATAGTTCGGTTGCACTAACTACTTTTTTACGCAGTTTTGTATTACGTTCTGCTGTTTCATATAGTTCTCTAAACCTGTCTTGATCTGCAAAGAATGCTTCGTACAAGCCTGGCACATCACTAGGTGAGAACAGTGTGATATTACCATTACTGATCAATCTTTCGTAGAACAGTTTGTTAAATTGAACACCATAGTCCATGTGTCTTACACGGTTGTCATCAGTGCCTTTGTTGTTTTTAAGTACAAGTAAGTCTTCAACTTCTAAATGCCAAATTGGATAATAAAGTGTTGCAGCACCATTGCGCACACCACCTTGGCTGCAACTGCGAGTAGCACTTTGGAACATTTTATAAAAAGGAATAACACCTGTGTGATAAGCATCGCCTTTACGAATTGGAGATCCTAGCGCACGTATGCTTCCTGCTCCAACACCAATACCTGCTTTTTGACTTACATATTTTACAATACTACTAGTAGTAGCATTAATGCTATCAAGACTATCACCAGTTTCAATAAGAACACAACTACTAAACTGACGCTGCGGAGTACGAACCCCGGCCATAACAGGAGTAGGCAAACTGATATAAAAATTGCTAGTTGCATCGTAATAATCTTTAACCCATTTAAGTCTTGTTTCTCGTGGATAATCTGCAAACAGTGTTGCAGCAATTAACATGTATGCTACCTGTGGTGTTTCTTTTATTTCATTTGTTACACGATTTTGTACCAAATATTTGCCACGGAATTGTTCCATTGCAGCATATGTAAAGTTTTCATCTCTGTCGTGTTTTAAATAATCGTTTAGCTCATTCCATTCTTGTTCATTGTAGGCTTCTAATAGTCCTTGATCATACCAACCATCTTCAACATTCTTTTGTACTATTTCAAATAAATGTGCTGGCTCAAAATCACCATACACTTGTTTGCGTAAATGATAGTTAATAAGACGACCTGCTACCCACTGATAGTTAGGAGTTTCTTCTGAGATTAAATCAGCTGCACTTTTAATAAGTGTTTCTTGAATTTCACTACTGGTAATTCCATTGTAAAATTGGATACTGCTTTTGATTTCGACTTCACTAGCACTAACGCCATTGATACCTTCTGTTGCATAAAAAACTACTTTGTGTAATTTGTCTAAGTCAATTGGTTCTCTTGTACCATTGCGTTTTGTTACGTGAATCTCAGTCATGCTAGTGTCCTCTCATTTATTATTTTTTTAATAATTGTGCTTAACCACACGGTCTATATCTACGTCATAGATAATTGTTTCAGACTCGGGTCTACTACTTATAACGCCGTGACGGTAATTAAGCAAGTATTTTTCATCAATTAGCACACATAATTTTTGTATGCTATCTTTTTTATTTTGTACAAAAACCATCCTATTAGGTATACGGTTGTTTGCATAATATATTGTATAACTCATACCTAAGGCTAAACTGTTTTCACAAAAATCTCCTTTGTGTAACATTTCCCAAGGTGTAGGCCATCTTTTATAATCTACTGGATCTATGCTTATTGCCATAATAGGTGAACTTTTCCACCAGTCAATGACAGTTTGACATACTTCCAAAGTATTTTCTATATCCAAGCTCTGCCTAAACTCCCGCCACATTTTTAAACGTGTACTGGGAGATTCAAACCAAGCTCTATGGTTTAATTGCTGTTCCAAGTTTGATACGTGTATTTGAATGTGCTAATAAGATTATCGTAGTCTGAATATTGTAGTTTCATAGTATTGGCAGTTGCAATGTCAACATTAAATTGTACATTGACTACACCGGTTTCTGTGTAGTTATCATCAATAGTAGTTGTGCTTGCACCGGTATCTGTAGCAAAACGTATCTGTCCTACTCTTACACCGTTTGTGCTTTTTAGTGTATAATCCATGATTATTACATTGTACTGTGTTGTGTCCACTTGAAATCCTGTATCACTGTTGGTAGCATTTGCTGCTAGTTGTATTTCTTGTACAGGCTGTTCTCCAAGATCAACTTCGCTGTTAAATCCAACTGTAATAGCACCTGTAGGAGCACTACTAAATGTTAGTGTTGTTCCAATCAGTGTATAGTCGCTTGCATTTACTGCAACACCGTCTACAAAAACTCTAAGCACGCCTGGCTCAGTTAATCCAATAGGAACTGTGAACTGTGTAAGCACACCGTTACCAGTACCAACACTGATTGTATCATTACCAATAAAAAGACGTCTTACGTCTTTAGCGAATCCAAATTCTCCTGGATCAAGTGTAGGAAGGTCTGAAAAATTACCCTGCCTTACTTTAATTTTACTAATTCTTGTATCTGCCATTTCGTGCTCCTGATACAGTATTTATGACAAGTTGTAGAACTCTGCGACTCTCTGAGCCCACTTTTCTGTCCACATTTCAAATTCTTCTGGGCCAACTTCAAACAGTTGCCATTCTAGATCTCTGCTACACATAAAGATAGCAGCACGTTCAATCTTTGTGTCAAACACTTCATTGTGTGCCATTCCATATGCTGCGGCTTGCATAAAGTAATCATCAATCCATTCACGCTTTTTAGGCTTGTTGGTTTGCTTGAAGTCCATAATATGCGGTTCACCTTTGTACACACCAACTAAATCAGTCGTACCTGCATACAATTGTGGATAGCAAAGATTAACTTCGCTACCCCACACTTCATCCAAGTCTTGTTCTATGTTTTGCTTTACTGTGTCTGCCATCATTTTGGCTTGCAGTATAGTCTCTCCTGTGTACTCTTCGTTCTTTACCCAGTGTTCTAATATGTTGTGCATTATTGTGCCAACATTTGCCGCTTCAGTAACTATTCTTTGAGCATTTGCTTCGCCCACCCGTTTTTTCCAATTGGCGAGTGCCTCACGTTTTTCACGAGGTTTCGTTTTATCCAATATTGTTGTAACACTAGGGACAGGATCGCCATACGGATTTTCGTATAGACGTTTTCCATTGACGCTCTTTCTTTTAAATTCTTTATAAGGATAGGGTGTAGTGATGTTTAACATACTGTTAATGTAACACTATACTAGGTCAATGTCAATAGCTAATGACCCATTTAAAAGTTTTTCTTGTACTACTGTTGATCAAACGGTCAATTGTATATCCTAAGTTTTGGAAATACAGTATCACTTGTTGCATTTGATCTGTTTTTGGTCTGTCTGCAATAGTACCTTGCCACACTTGATAGTAACTTACACTGTCTGGATTTGTTGCAGTGTGTGTGATATTGTCTGCTAACCCAAGACTAGCATTAGCTGTACCAGCACCAACCACAACATTCCATGTTGTATTGGCAGGTGCTGTGTATGTTAACACAAGATTGTTGCTGCTATTTTTGCTAGCAACCAAGTTTGCAGTATTTGAGTCGTTGATATCACTGATAATACTGTTTAAGTTAGTACCACTAGTGCCCAATGTAATTGTAGTACCGGCAATGATAAGTGTAGGTGTACCAACAATAGTTGGATTGGCTTGTGTACCGGTAATAGTAATTGTAGGAGTACTTTCTGTCATTGTAGTACCATCACTTACTGTGGTTTCGTACAAGCCGTTGCCTGCATCTTGGATGACCTGTCTCATAAGTGCATTGACCTCATCATATATTGTAAGGTCTGCTCTAGCCATTGATCTGGCTTCTGTTTTATTAATATAATATGTCACAGTTTGTCATCCTTTTGCATTTGTTTTTTAGCCATCTTAGCAACTGTGTTGTCTTCTGGATCAGCGTTAGAACGGGGAATTGCTGTATCCAGTGTGATGTCTTTTTTGTTGCTAGATCCTACACTTGTAATAGTTGGCAGTAAATCCAGTAAACTTTTAATATCAATACTATAGCCCATAGCATGAAGTTTAGCAAGAACCATGTTGGTAGGTATTTTGATTTTGCCATTGGCTTTTGCTCTAGTAATTATTTCTTCTAGAGCATTTAATACCTCATCTTGACTCTCACTTATAACTTCATTGATTAACATTTACTTTGAGCCCAACCTGCCAATTTTTCTCAGTTTTCCTGCTGGGTAAGCTGTGCCAGGCAGTGTTTTTAAATTTGCCAATCCTGCTGGTTTAGCTGTTCCAGGCAGTGTTTTTAAATTTGCCAATCCTGCTGGTTTAGCTGTTCCAGTTCCAACTCTTTTTACTGGATCTGCCATAATACCGCCAAATTCACCGCCTTTTACATCACCGCCATAATCTCTAGCTGCTATTTCACCGGTAGTCATTGCTCGCAGCGCCCCTAGTTTTGGTTTTGATAGATAAGGCATGCCTTTTGCATCTTTTCCAGTACCGTAATTTGGATTGGCTGCACGATTGTCACTGTCCATTTTTCTGTCACCGCCTGGTCTAGTCTTTGGTCTACGCTGAGGCTTTGATCTAGGTAATGCTTCGTCACCGCCTGGTCCTGTTGGCGGCGGAGCCATAGTATTAAAAGGTGTACCGTCTGGTCTAGTCTTTGGTCTACCTGCCCAATAATCTTTTGGAGCCGGAGCCATTTGTGCTGCACCCTTCATGCCCATTTGTCTTTGACGTAGTTTGCTAGGACCACCTTTGGTTGTACCTTGTGGAATTCCACCATCTAATGGAGCTTGTGTTTTCCAGTTTTTTAAAGGATTATTTTTATATTTTGCCCTGAACTCGTTCCTCCAATCCTTTTCATCAGGAGTACTGTAGTACCAAGGCTTGCCAGCCTTTTTCTTGTCAATATATTCATCCGCTGCAAACATTTGTTTTAGACTAACTTGTTCCGCATCTGTTGGATCTTCAGTCAATTCATTGATTACGTTAATGAAATGTTCTTGAGACATTTGGCCACTCTCAACCATTTTAAAGAGCCTGTCTTTACTCTCTAGAAACTTTTTTTCAGCTAACGCACTGCCTTCCATGTCAGCAATTGCGCTTTCGCCTTTGAGTTCTCTGCCAATTGCATTGTCTTCGCCTGCGGCTGCATCATCACCGTCAAAATCATCACCCATGTCTACATCTACATCCATGTCACCTTCTGCGTCCATGCCCATGTCTGTTGGCATTGGAGTAGCAGGTGCTTCTCCTCTGGCTGCTAGTGTAGCATTTTCAACTGATTCTTTGGCTGATTTGCTTTGATCTAGTAGAGCACCTAGTGCTGCATCAACTGCATTGTTGTATGCTTCTGCTTGTTCAAAGCCCACTTGCTCTTTCATTGCGTCTACAATTGGCATCAGTTTTTGTACTTGCATTTCTGCAATGTCTTCTACCATTTTTTGTAGTTCATCAACCAGCTCTTGAGCTGCTAGTAGCACTTCTGCTTGTTCTAGCTCGTCTTCCATTACAACACTTTCAGTTTTGGCTTTCATTTTACGGCCATCTGTACGTGTTGGAGCAACTTCGTTGATGTAAGTTTTAAGTTGGTGCTGGATGAGTCCTAGTTTGTTGTATTGTGGATTCTCCCAGTATTTTAAATCGCTTTCTTTAATAGCCATCATTTTGGCTTCTGTAGTGTTGAGCATACGATTCAAACTGTCCATATTCATACTTGATAGATCAACCTCATGGTTGAAACTGTCAGCTAGAATACGATTTAGTTTTTCTACGTTGTGCTTGGCACTTGTTAAATCGTTTAGATACATGTTTCTATTCCCGTTCTATATAATGTATTTATAGTTTTTTTAATATTTTGTTTTTTGCTTCGTACATCTTTTGCTTGGCTCTATCCAGTTTGGCCTGAGCAACATCTTCATTGATTTTACCTGTTTTAATTCTAGTGTTGTGCATGTAAACTTCATACAGGTTATTGGCATATTCTTTGTCAAAATTAACAAGATCGTTGATGCCACCGTGTTTGTTTGTCATGAGTTTTTTAACAACACCCATGGCTGTTTCAAACAGTGCTAGTTCTCTGTGCAGTATAAGATCACCTTCTACAATGTTGTAAAACTTTTTTTGTCTGCCAGCAAATTCTTGCAGTACAATATCTATGCGATAGTTTTGTACACCGATGCTGTTTTCGTTGACTTTTTGTGTGATTGCCATTTTTAATTCAACATCACGTTCTGCATTTTCTGCAACCATACGTGTTGTTTTGTCTACTCTATCCAGTTTGTTGAGAATATCAAACATTGCTTTGGTTTCGTGATCCATGATTACCTCGCCATTTTGTTGATGTTAAGTTTGTAACTAGCTTTGCCTTCGTTTACGTCTTTGTCTAATACACCTCTAGTCACTAGATTCTGTGCTATATAACGTTCACGTTCATTTAAATTTTCTGCTTCTAACAGTTCATCTGATTTAAAATACTGTTCGATAAACTGATTTTCTCTGGAATTAATCCAGGTTTGAATTCCACCTTTGGTAATCATTGCTCTCATGACTGTTGCTCCGGTGCCTGTGCTTGTTGTGGATTGAGAATACGTTGCGGAAGTCCTGTGGGTATTTTTTTACTCAATCTGTTGATGCGTCTGTTTTGTGCTCTAGCACTGATGTTTGCTTCTCTGCTTTGATCAGCACCTCGATTGTTCATTCGTTTGGTTTGGTTAATTGCATCAGCTTGTCCTTGACGTCTACTGGCATTGCTCATTCCCATGCTATCACCATCACGCATTCCATACCCAGCTGGGCTTTCTTCTACTTTGTTGTTTTTTTCATAACAGTTGCAGTGCTTGCAGTCTGGTCCGCATGTGCATTCACTCACAGGTTGACCGCAGCAATCTTTGCTGCACATTTCAACACCGTCTTTGTACCATGTTTTTTTGTCTTCGCTGATTACTTCAAATATTTTCATCTCTTGCTAACCTTATTCAATCTTTGTACAGCCTTACTTGCTGGATTAAACTTTTTGGTACGCTGTGCTTTACGTGCCATACGTGCGCCCATTCTTGCTTTGGTCTTTCTTAGAGTTAACCGTTTTTTGATATCAATAGGAGCACTACACTGACTTGGATTGCTCACCAATCTACCTGCTCGTTGTCCAACAGAACAACGATATTTTTTGGAAACTTTGTTTCCTTTGCGAGCCCAAACCAATTGAGCTTCAATCACGGTAGTGGTATCAAGTTCTTGTAAGTTCATATGTGTATTTATACGGAAGTTTAATTCATCAACAATACAATAATAGTTGATAGTATACCTGCAACAACTGTTGCAGCGGCGCCCAATAATATTCTGTTGCTGCTTTGATGCATCTTGAGATTTTCTTCTCTCATCTCCTGTATGTCTTTGTGAAGATCGCCAACAGCTTTCTCCACACGATCCAATCGTGATTCCAATCCTTTGTACCTTTCTGCACAAAGATCCACATGGGCTTCTAAATTTTGTCGCTCTAGCGAAGTTGTCTCGGTTGACATAGTTCAGCTTTCCTGTCACTTCTAGTGACTTAGTTAAAACAGGGTGCCTCTATAGTATGTTTGCCTTGTTAATAATATTTAATGTACAAAATCCTGTTTCAAAATTTTGACGGTCTATAAAATTTGACGGTCAAAAAGTTACAAAATTTTGACGGTGCCTAAAGTGTGCCTAAGTGTTGTGCCTTTCATATTGTATTTATAGCATGTCATAGTTTCTTTTAAACAGTAAGTTAACTCTTCTAGCATCTGATGTTTCAAAACATTTGGTTTTTAATTCAGCAGTTTCTTCTAATTTGGTTACAATTGCTATACCATCTGTATCATTTATTAAATGATAGAATTTATTATTGTTGTAACTAAAAACATCCGTATGCTCTATACCAAAGTCCATTCTCCATACTGTATGTAGTCCTTGATACTGAGTTCCAAAGCCATATTCAACTATATCTTGTGCCATTAAAGTATAGATAGAGGGACTAACAGGCTGACTTCTTATGCCTATAGATTGTATCAATGTGTTTAAATTTTGTTGTTGTAGATATTGTTGTGTGTTATTTTTTTTAATCCGAGATTCGTTTGTTTGTGTTATATCTACCAGTGTATAAGCTGTGTAATTAATCACCGCCTACAGCCCACTTTCCTAACGCTCTACCTGCAACAAATCCACCTGCGCCAGCAGCTGCCATTGCAGCGGCTCTAGCCAGTGTATCACTGCCTCTCATCTTAGGCTTTTCTGCATTGTGTGCATTGCGTACTTCAAGACCTTGACTTCTAGCAATATCTCTGATAAAACTGTACAGTTCACTACGCAGTGCATTGGTTCTAAAATACTGTAACATTCTAGTGATCACTAGTTGCTTTTGCATGGTGTTTAATCTTGGCCAATCTTGTGCTAGCCTACGCACACTGCGATAGTTAGAATTTTGAATATCCAATCCACGCTCTAGATTCATAAAAAATACTTGCGGGCCTGTGATAGGTCTACCGTTGCGCATTTGATTTAAAAAGTTTTTAATTTTAACTTCAGGTAAATTAATTCTTGCTTGCTGCATTTGATCTTTATCTCTAGCAGTGCTAGTACCGCTTGCAAGACTGTTCAGCGCCATGTATAGATCAGTACCACCAATTCTAAAATTGTTAAAGTTTCCACTTTGCATGGTCTTTTTTGCATAGCCTTTGGCAGCAGGAGCAAAATCATACTCATTGTACAGTATGTACAGTGCTATCAAGTTCATAAAGGCAAGATCAGCCATATCTCTATTGCTGGTGCCTTCTACACGACCTTTACTTCTAAACATTCTACTTTCAGTGAGTTCACTGCCAATGAATCCAAGATTAAGACTTTTCTTTTCCTCGCTCACTGTGTGACCTCCTGCCATTTCTGCATATTGTTTTGCTGTATACTTTTCCATACTAGTATTTACCTTAGTTTGGTGTCCAGCGATGTCGTGGTACCAATTTGATTTTGTCTCTAGTAGCCACATATCCTTCGCCGCCGCGCTCGCCTTTTGTAGTCGCTGTTACGTCAGAACCTGCACTGTCTAATTGATCAATGATATCATTTTTAGCTGTTTGTATTTTGACAACCAGCTCTAGTATAGCATCTAACCCTTTGTCATCGCCTGCCATTAGTTTTGCTTGCTGTCCTTTGCTGACCTTGCTGGTTTTTAACCAATCGTAAAATCCTGTCCTGAGTTGTGCTAACTTACCTTGCTTGGTCATTTGGTTAACATAGTTATAGAGTATTGCATCTTTTCTACTCAGCCCCTGCTCCGGCGCTAACCAATTGTCTATTATTTGTGCGTTCGCATTTGCCGTACTAACTATATCTTGAACTACACTTGTATCAACTTTGGGTTGATGTGTTACGTATGTTTGACCTAACACCACCACTTCGTTGCTGTTTACACTGTTTGTGTCTTTGATAGGTGTGCCTTGTTTACTACCAAACTCATCGTGATAGGTGTGTGCTACAATACCAACACTGCTATTGGCAATGCGCTGTCCTAGTTTACTTTTAGGATCTACTGTGTATGTTACTTTGTTTGGTGTAAATTGTATTCCTTTGTCAGAAGTCACAAAAGGTTTTCGAGGTGTGTACAATAAATCTCCATACACATAACCACGCATGTCAGCAGGAGTGTTTCTTTCCAAGGTATCAAATACACCTGCCATGTCGCTAGCAAAGTCTTTGCGCCATTCCTCACCCTGTCCAGTGTTCATTATAAAGTCTGCTAGCGCACCACTGCTGGTTGATTTATTCTTTCCCCAACCATTTTTACCTGTCATTACAAAAGTACCATCTGGTTCACGTCCCCAAAACAGTGTAGGGTTACCGTCCCATTTGATACTCACATCTTTTGAATCTTGTCCTAGTCTTTGTAATATGCTGGCGGCTTGCAATGCGCCTTTGCTGCCTTCAAACGTTACTAAATCTTCTAGGTGATTGTAATCTCTGCCTTTTTGTGTGGCTTCAGTGAGTGCCTCACAAGCGCAAGGATCGCTATAGCACTTGCCGCACACCCAATCTTCTTTAAGAAATTGTTTGGCTCTCATCAGTCAAGTTCTTTCCAATTTGGATCATTGCGAAGATCAGCAAGTAGTGCATCGCCTGCTTCTTTACCCAATGCGGCTAGTATTTGCTCCACACTGCCAATGTCTTTTCCTGTGGCATTTGGGCCTAATAGTGTACGTGCTACTTCGTCAATGTCATTTGTTACTAGATCTGCTTTTT